AACAACGCCGTCTGTTCAGCTTCGTCCTCTTCAGTGGCTTCCCCGGCATCGATGCCATAACCGAGCGTGTCGACTCGATCTTGAATACGGGCGATCTGCACCACGGCCGAACTGTTGCGCGTTGCCAGCTCAACCTTGGCTACAGCAAGAGCGGCACTCGCCGTAGCGGCATCCTTCATGGCCTTGGTCACCAGCTTGCTCCAATCGATGTTCATTGAGTCACCTCCCCGGCGATTATTGGAGTTGGCAAAGGCTGTGGGAGCGAAACGGTGCCATCCGGAACGTTGAGCAGCGGAACAGGGGAATCCTGCTCCGGGCTGAAGTTCGCCGGCAGCGGAAGACGTAGCGTTACCTCCAGGGTGTCACCGGCTCGAGTTACAGAGTCGCCAAACCACTGCGAAGTGAATGCATCCAGCGACAGCGTGTCGCCGTCGCCCATGCTGGAGAAATCGAAAGACTCACCATTCAGGATCAACACCGCCCCCTGCTTGGTGACACTCAGCTCGTCATCTGAGCGAAAAGGGGAAAAATTCATGATCATCAATACCACCTGCCTATGGCGTGCAAGCCAATGCGATACACCTGGCTGACGCTAAAGTTGGCTGTAACAGCGACAGCCCCGTTACTGCCGAGATTCGCGCTCAGCCGGGCGATCGTGAATCCGTCCGTCGACTCTGCGAACTGCAGAGTGGCCATGACGGTCGCGGTGTTTCCCAAAAATGCCGCGGGAGGCGTCCAGAAGGCGTTTGCCGTCACGTTTGCGCCCGTCGGCCCGTAAGCCATATTTCTTAGCCAGCATTCTTGAGTGCCGTCGGCAAAGCGCACCCAGTTGCCGTTGGTGTTCGATCCGCTCTCGACAACGTTCCGGCCGGCCAGTTGCAGGCCAATTGGCACGTTCAGCACACCGGCGTACGAGTAGGTCATGAACGGGCCACCGGCGTTGTTGGCCTGGTTTACCGTGCGCCAGCTGAACCCGCCAGTGCCACCGCCCTGGTTGCAGGTGAACGAAACTGCCCCCGACATGTTGCTGCCGTTGGTTTCGTTCCAGCCGATATAGGCGCCTTGGGCTGAAGGGCTCGCGCCATTTAGCACTCTCAAAGAATTGAACGCAGGGTTATAGGCACCGCCGGCGGCAGGCATGGCGCCGAGTGCATACAGCAACTCGGCCGGGGTGTTCGCTGCAACCCCGGTGCCGCCCTTGCTCACCGGCAGAGTCTCGTAGTTACCGGTGGTGCCGAGTGCGGCGAGCTTGGCGCCGTAGGCATTCACCAGGCCGCGCAAGGCATCGGCTGAGTCCTTCACGTAACCCTGCAGCGGCGCGAGTGCGTAGCCGCCTGCTGCGTTGGTTGCGCCTTTATAGGGTGGATCGATCGACATGGCCACGTCACTGGCGATGTTGGTCACTTCGTACCAGCCACCGTCAGGCCCACGGAACGCATCGCCCACTCGGCTATTGGCAATAAACGCAGTACCAGTACCAATAACGGCATTGGAATTTTGGACGACGGAAACCGTCCCGGCTTTGTACCAGGGCATAGGGTGGTCCTTGGATCTGAATAAGAAACCCGTGATGGGATGGATTGGTAAAGGCGGGTTAATTGAAAGGGAAAGGTAGGTTTTCGGTTGTTATCACCAGTGCTGTAGGCAGCAGTGCGGGGAGATTAGAGAACGAGATGGGAAGTGAGTACCCTTGATTGAATGGATGGGCCTGTGTAGTTGCAGGCGAGGCTCCGAACATAAAGGAGATCCCACCACTACGCCCGTAGGCACCCTCCAAGCCGGAGTAATTTAAGAATGAGTAAAACTCGCTTCGAGATAGAAAGTCCCAATACATCACGCCGCGCGACCATGGCAAAAACGCTGCATACTCAACACCTGAATTGATAGGAATATCAACAAACGAATCGACCTGACCTGTGTAAACAATTCCCCCTACGACCTGATAAATTTGGCGAACTCGATTCGCCCCCCCTGAGTAGCAGGTTAAGTATCTACCATATTTATCGGTCGCCCCAGGTCCGGCCGCTTGTATTGCCGCAATAATATTTAGTGGCGGCTGCAAAGAGTTGAAAGTGATTCGACCATTGGTGTCGTACGTCTTTAGAAACGTGGTCCCGGACATATTGTCGGCCATCAGATCGAAACAGTAGAACTTTGTACTTGTAGATGCGCTCGAATAATGAAAAGTAATGCTGCTACCTGATACGGAGGTCCCGTTAAAAATTCCTGTTCCGGTAATAAAAACAATGGGCGATATGGCGTTAGATACCGTGAAGCCCCACAGCCCGTCACCGAAAGAAGGTGATGCGCTGGCGGTTGACACGGTCCAGTTCGCACCATCGTTAGGGTCAAGCTGGGCTGATCTCAATTGTTTTCGCGTCCAATAAGACTGCAAGGCCATATACCCGCTCTTTACCAGCCCGTAACAAATCAGGTTGGTGTCAAAGAGAATTTGGCCATTATCTTTAAATGCCTGGAAAGTTTCCAATTAGTAATACCCGTAAAATATTCGGCAGTTGGCCGAAAAGTATCCCCAGCCGTTCGTTGCGTATGAGTAAACCCATGACAAAGAGCCTGGCATAAGCGTGACGCCCGGCTTCTTGCCTTTCTCAAGCTGCAAATCCACTAGCGGGACGACAATGTAGTACTGCGTCTTCCCCGCAGGAGGTGGCTGGATAGCTGCGGAGCCATTTGCAGAGTTCGTATCGACGAAGCCCTGCATCTGGCTAATGTTCATGGTCATATCGACCAGCAGGCGCCCGGAGGCGTCATAGGTGGTTAGCCCCGTCATACGCTTAGATTGATCGCGAGGACGCCGTTCGGGTGATACAACTTCACGGCACTGTTGTTGATCGCTATCCGGGCCTGGCCCGCACCTTGTCCGTTCATTTCAAATCCCCCGTTCTTGAAAATAGCCCAGCCGGTCTGGCCCATTTGATAGTTCGTTGAGCAGATGTAGTCGCCGATCTTGGCGTTGGTGATGGTGCCGTCTTGGATGAACGCCTCACGAATGAACGTCTGGCCTCCCGCGACGGCGAAGGGCGAAACCGGCGTGCCATTTATTAGGTTCAGCAACATGAACGTGTCCGCTCGCACAACGAATTGCGACGACACGCCCGATGGATCAACCTGCAACCCAAGTCCAAAAGAGGCGGCGTACTTCTGGCCACCGGTCGTGGTTTCCATTTTCACGGACCAAAGCGTCGAGAGCTTGTCGTTAGTGCCTGCCAGCGCAGTGGTGGTTTGCTGCACGGCCGCGGTGTTTTGCCCGACCGACACGCTCAACTGATCGATCTTCGTCGCGGTGGCTGACTGATTGGTCGCGACCACCTGTTCCAGCTCGGTGATGTTGGCCGCGTTCTCACCAATCTGTGCGTCAAAGGTTGTCAGTCGGCGGGCGGTGGCTTCCTCTCCATTCGCGCGGACCTTCGACTCTGTGGCAATAGCCGCCGTACTGGTCCAGCCCTTGATGGCGTCGGCCAGGTCCCCTTCTCCGTTGTCGTCTCGCGCCGATGCTCGCAACGCCTGAAACGCAGTTGCCGAGGCTGTAACTGCGCCTTCGATCACATCGATGTCAGCGGTGTTCGTTGCGACCTGTTGGGCCAAGCCATTGGCCGTTTCGACCGACTGCCCGACGTTCAGCCAGTAAGTGGCATTCGGCGGCGGCATGTTGATCGGAACCGGTCCTTTAGCCTGATAAAGGAACTGGCCGGAGCGCACGATCGCGTTCTTGAGGTAGGTCTTGGCTGGGTTATAGCTTTCGTCGAGCGCGTCGATTTGGTCCTGCAAGCCGGGGATTTTCTCGATATCGCTGAGTAGATCCTCGCCCAGTTGGGTTTTGGAAATTTTCCCCGCCAGCATGTCGAGAATCGGGGCAGCCTCGGAACTGGCCTGCCCCATCACACCATTCACCACCGGATAAAACGGACCAATGTTGCCGGTACGATCCACCAGACGCGCCCAGAAGAAGAACGTGGCGCCCGCCCGCAGGCTCTGCATCGCGTAATCGCTTTGCGGGTAAGCCAGATCTGCCAGCTTGGTTGCAGCGCCCAGACTATTGGCCTTGCCGTACCAGATCTCGGTGCGCTGCGTGTCCTCAGCGCCAGCGGGGAGTCCCCACTTGAGGCCAATGCCGAACAGCAGTGAGGTGGCAGTCAGGAACGACACTGCCGGCGGCAAGCCTTCTTTGCCTTTCAGGTTGGTCAGCATCGAACTGCGCCACGCCGACGAGATATCGAAGGCGCTCACCGCGCGAACACGGCCCAGGTATGCCCCGGCGTAGATGCCCACCACGTCGACGCTGGTCATCCCGGTGCGCTGCAGCCTGATCCAG